CGTAGTTCCCTCTTTATAAAGGTGTCTTTCCAATCCTCTAATGATGTTCTTACATTTTGGATCTATAAACATCATTCTTTGATCGTTTGTATTCTTTAATCGTGAATTAACAGCGTTAATCCTGTCCCTTACTTGAGGGTGTGCATTTTTAACTCTTACTGTCAATCCAGCGTTTTGTAATATGTTTAAATCAGTCATTCCACCAGCAGAGGTCTTTCTTTGCCTACAAGCTGGATCTGGATAGACTATTATCTGTCGGTTAGGGTATCTTGTTTTGATTTCCTTAACCAACTCGTCTGTATTTGATGAATATATAACTATTTCATCAATTAAATTAATAATATTGTTATGTATCTGAAACACTGCCGCACTCATTGGATCAATGTTAAAATCCATTCCAATATGTAAGGTAGTGTTATTATCTTTTAAAGTTTTAACATTTTGCTCTCTATCAAAGTTATAATAGATAGCACCAGCATATGTCTCAAATGTTGCCTCATACTCTTGTCTGAATGTCCGTTCATCAAGATCAGACTTAGCGGCTTCAATTTCATCTGGCTCTACTTGTCCGCCTTGAAGTGTTGTAAACTGCCAAGACTTCCAATCATTATCCTCTTTGCCCTTCATATAAAGGTCATAAGCCCAGTTGCCATATCCCCTCGGAGTTCCGCACGCAAAAAAATGTCCACGGGTGTCAGACAATGTGGCTCTTAATACTGAATAATATGCGTCACTTGGAATATCAGCAAACTCGTCCAATACAAGAAAATTTAATCCTACACCTCTTAATTGATCGTATGATCTGTCTGATCCTCGTAAAGAAATCTCTGAGTTATTGTGTAGTCTTATTGTTAAATCTGTTTCGTTTATATAGCTGACTAGATCATTTTCTAAAGCAACTTCTTTTAATTTAGCCCAACATATCTGTTTAGCTTGTCTATAAGTCGGTGCTACATACCAAACTTTTTGTCTGGGTTTCTTACAAGCAAAGTTTAACAATTCGCCTATGGCTATAAAAGTCTTACCAAATCTACGCCCTGTTATTAATACTCTATTACGAGCTTGAGATTCGATTACTTGCTTCTGAGGACTTGTTAATGGCATCTATCTTTATTCTTATGTTTACTTTCCGTCCAGCATATTCACTACTGAATATAAATTCTTTTTCTTCAGTTGATTTTAAACCATTAATCGTTTGATTTAGCCACTGCATAATCTTTTGATTATCATTCACAATTTAAATCCCTTTTTCCAAGCCTGTAAACTCCAATATGCGGCTGATAAATTCTTTTGTCCTTTGACTCTTTTTAACACGCCACCCATTCTAGCGTCAAATGATCTTTTTCTAGCTGGAATGTTCTTCTTAATACTCATTTCCTTAGAGCCAAAGTTTACCTTCTTTACATTCCCTGTTGCCTTATCTCTTACAAAGACTTTGAACTTCTTAACATCACCACGCATTGGTTTGTTTAGTTTAACATCTCGTCCTCTATATTTAGCCATATGTAAAGTTTATAACCTTCTCATTATTTTCATTGATTGTCATATCTTTTTTAGCCCATCTATCTGGGAATCTTCTCTCCAATACCCACGCTTTAGATTGCCAAGATTTATCTTTCATTAGGAAGTCTAAACAATACATTTGACATTCTGACTGAGCCTTTTTTAGAGCGTCCAAAAAGTCTATAAAATTTTTTTTAGCTGTTTCGTCTTTGATTGTTTCTACATCTTTATTAATCCAATTATAATAAGTCTGTTTAACGATACCAGCATAATCACAAGCGTCCTCAATAGTTAGACCTTTCCTTATAGCGTCTAATAGTCTTTCTTGTGCGTTGTCTTGTTTAAGTTTTCTTCCCATTTTAACCTCTTTTGTTTGAGTAAACCCTGTTAATACAGTTTAATTTAAGTTTTGAAGTTTCCACCTCACATAGTCTGGATTGTTCTTTTCGATCTCGGTATAGTGTGTTGCCATACCATTTACAGTATCTTCTTCGTTTTTACCTTCTAATTGCCTCACATAGTAAATAGCGTGTAATATTTCGTGTTTTACAAGGTCAACTGCAATCGAGCCGCCTTCTTCAATAATATCTTCATCAAGATATATAATCATTTGTTTGGAATGAAAAGAGCCTTGTTGCTCTCCAATCTCATAGCATATGTGACTGTTAATTTTAATAAGTTTTATACGATAGTGAGATAATCTAATAAACTCTGGTAATTCAATCTTTTTCACACTTCCTCTAGTGGTCTATTTTCACAATAAAAAGCCCAAGTTTTCAATAGTTCAGCTTCTCTTGCTCCGTGTTCAGCTGTTAATGCTTGTACTAAGGTTTTTTTATTCCAGAATACATAATCTAAACATTCAACTTTAGTCTCAAAGGATTTTAATAAATATTCAGTTTGAATTGGAGTGTCGATGTTTTGATACCACATTAAAACAGTAATAACCCATATAACATTCATTTGCGTTTCTTCTTCCTAAGATCAAGATCGTGTTTTCTAGATCCTCTTAGGAAACTATTAACTCGTCCCATAGACCAAGCCGCCATCGGTACTCTCCGTGATCCAGCACTTAAGAAAGCACCCTGTCCTCTACGATATACTTTAGCAAGAGTACCATAAGTATATCTTTTAGACGCTTTTGCTTTTCTCTGCAAAGTAGCCTTAACTGAAGCTGATAGTGGTTTTCTTTTTACAGCCATTAGGCTTTAGTCCTTGATTTTAATAGGTTTTTAGGAATACGCTTTCCAGCTTTATAAAGGTTTGATACTCTTTTAATTAAACTAGCTCGTCTTGTTCTCTTAGCACCTTTTAATCCAGATAAATATTTTTTTGGTAATCCTGTTTTTTTGTCTTTAGGTGGCTTTCTTAATTTAGCCATTATTTGCCTACTTTTCTCATAGCTGATATATGAGCCTGTCTAAATGTTCGACCTTTTTTAATATCTCTTGCCATAGATCGCATATGTTTTAGTGAATGGTGTCTAGCGTGACTTCTCATCGTCTTTTGTTGTCTCGGTTTAAGATCCGCTATAATATTTTTAATAGAAGCTACCTTAACCATTATTTTCTCTTATTTTTTTTCTTCTTCTTTTTTTTCATAGTTTTACTATGTTTTCCAGTATGATATGGCATAATTACTCCCCTAAAATGATGTTTATATGAATAGTATATCTACACGAATGGTAGTATAGCAATTTATCTCACAGTCTGACGACAAAGTCAAACATTAAATTGCTTGATCGAAAAACTTTTTTAATTCTTCAGCGGCTTCTCTAAGTCGATCACCAGCATAACCTTTTTTAAATTGATAAATAGCTGATATTTCTTTTAAATTAAAATCTTCTACGCATACTCTATACATTAGTTGAAATGCAAAATCACCTAACCAAGTATGACTGCGACTGAGTTTATATATAGCGTCTATTCGATCTTCAGCCATTGATTGCCAGGCGTTGCCACCGCCAATAGAATTAAAGTTAGCAGTATAACTACCAATACGACTCTTTTCCCATAATCTGCGAAATCTCAATGCAGTATAATATTGAACAGTATTTAAGACTTTCTTAGACCGCAGTATATCTAAACTAGACTCAGCAACATTAATCATCACGACTTTGCCTTGTCCTTTAGCCTTTTGTTCCTTCGTTCCTATAAACTTAGGCTTTATTTTTCTACGATCTTCTTTCTTTAAAACTTCCATATCGGAAGTGTACTGTATTTGTTCTTATCAGTCGATTAAATTTTTAGGATATTGCTTTAATGGTAATTTAAAACTGTTAAATATTTGTTTTTTATCATTTTTATCTGCGTGAATATAAATATATCTATGTTTACCTTTTATCTCTATTTTTCTTAAATTTAATTTTTTAATTATTTCATTTCTATCCGCAACCAATTTATAATTCATCATTTGCAAATCATAAGTATCATTAAAACCTAAAATTGTTTTTAATTTTATCCAATCATCAACTTTGGGAAAACTAAATCCTTTGTCTAATCTAAACCAATGAGCCGCAGTATCTTTATAACCAAAAATAGTGTCTAAATCTTTGTTTTTAAAGTTTTTTTTATTATTTCTTAAAAAGATAGCAATATCTTTTCTGTTAATTTTATCTTCATCAATTCTTCTTTTAACTAAATTAACTTTTATTTTATTATCTTTTTGATAATGACCAATTTTCCTAAAATGAAATTCTTTCCCTTTAGAATCAATAAATTGATAATTATTAAGTGTTGCTCCTGTATAAATAAAATTTGTTGCTTGATACAATATTCCTAAATGATTTTGGTTTTGATCCGCAAATGAAACAATAATAGTTGGTTTTTTAAGCAGTTTTATTGATTTAGAGATTAAAAATGATCCTTCATTTTTAAGGTTATTTTTTAAAACTAATCTATTTAATTCAATTACTTTGTTTTTAAATTTTTTACCAGCTATGGAAGCTGACAAAGTTGGTGAAGGTGGTTGTCCAAATGTAACCACTCCAACTAATTTTTCTTTATAAAATAATCCAAAAGAATAACTAATGCTTGGCATACGCTTTGCATAATGTATATCTAATATAAAAGGTTTTGTTGCATTATAAGAAATATGTTGAACAGAATAACCATTCATATTTTCTTTCCTGTCATATAATTAAAGCTAACTTGTTCTTTTCCATTGGTAAAAGTTATCTCATTCCAACTGTGAAATGTCATTATAAAACCATCTGGGACTTTGTTAGGAAATCTCTGACGGAAAAATTGTTCTGGGGTTATCTTCTTTTCTTTAATTATACTATCTTCATCAAGCCAGCGTTCTTGAGATAAATAGGTTGAAAAATGCGGAATAAACTCTGGACTAGAGGCTTTAGAAACAAGTTGATTATATTTTTCAATCAAGGTGTCAGCGTCCACTTTGTTTTTAATTTTATTGTATTTCTGTAAAGCTACCTTCTTACTTCCTCTCTTAGCCTTTAACTTCCCCCATATATACATAAAATCATCTATATTCTTATCATTTATTCTTATTAGTTTATTCTGTTTGTTATCGGTTGGTGTATCGTTTGGCATATCTTGATACTCGTCATAGTGGCAGATTGTAAGGACATTTGGTGTATCGGCTGGTGTATCGATTGGCGTATCGGTTAGGATCGTTCC